ATTCTAAAGAATATCTAAATTTTCTTCGCAAGAATAAAGTAGTGATATCTTCTGAAGATTGGGGTAACACCCAATCTTTGGAAAATATTAAAGTCTTGAATGATAGGAATTGGGATTTGGTGTATGAAAAATTTTTAAGTCAAGGTTATGTAGTAATAGATGACGTATTTCAATCTGAATATCTAGAAAGACTTTATTATTTTGGATTATTTCATAACATACGTGAGGATGTTAGACCAGGTTCTTCTACACTAAACTTTTACAAAGATCAAAAAAAATGGTTCCCTCTATTATCTAATATAACTGATGAACTTACCAATTCATTTGAGGATAGATTTGAATTTTCACGAGGTTGGCAAATCATTTTTGATACAATGTGTGAAGGAATAGGATTACATGTTGATCCACAATCTGATGTTACAATGAATTTTTGGGTAACTCCTGATGAAAATTGTATTACTGATATTGACGAATATGCCAATGGATTAGTAATCTTTGATCAGGAAAAACCTGATAATTTTCATTTTTATGAGAATGATGAAAATGTTAAAAATTTGATTAAGAGAAATAATCCAAAAGTACATTTAATACATCACAAATGTAACAGATGTGTTATTTTCAAATCAAATTTGTATCATCAAACTTTTTGTGTTCATACAAAACCCGGATATGAAAATAGGAGAGTTTCTTATGCATTTCTTTTCATTGACAAATCAAAGTAAAAATGGTAAACTGATATTGGAAAAAATGTGACTTCTTTTTATTATGGATGAACATTCTTATGAATTTACCTTGTCTCAAAACACAGAGACAGGAATGTTAGATCTTACCAAAACTCCCGTAAATATGAGCGAATCAAAAAACCATCTCTGGAAATATAATGAAGATAAAATCCTCAAGGACGTTGAGGATTATGTGACTTCTACTTATGGTAGTCACTATTGCGGTCACAATCAACAATACCAAGATATTCAAACGATTGATCTGATGGCTGCAAAGGATCTTGCTCCTGGATTTTGTCAGGCCAATATCCTAAAATATGGTAGTCGTTATGGTGACAAAGATGGTCGCAACAAACGTGATCTTCTTAAAGTCATTCACTACGCAATGCTTCTTCTCCACTTTGACGGGCATTATTCCCGTAAAGATAATGGCCTTACTGAATTCCGTTGATTATGAAACTCAAAGACAACACTATGAAACTCTCTGAAAAAACTCTCTCCCTTCTCAAGAACTTCTCTGGTATTAACCAGTCAATTCTTTTCAAGAAAGGTAACAAACTTCGCACGATTTCTGTGATGAAGAACATTCTTGCAGAAGTGGAAGTTGAAGAGGAATTTGAACGCGACTTCGGCATGTCTCTTTATCAGAACCCTCAACTGAAATTCGCTAACGATAGTTATGTGGGAATCAGTGAAGGTAATGCACGATCCAAGTATTTCTTTGCGGATCCTGCAGTGATTGTGACTCCTCCTGAAAAGTCCATCTCTCTCCCCTCTGAGGATGTCTGTTTTGAACTGAATACTCAACAACTGGATAAACTCCTCAAGGCTGCAGCGGTTTATGGTGTTCCTGACCTTTCTGTGGTTGGTGAAGCTGGTGTCGTGAAACTGGTTGTTCGTGATAAGAAGAATGATACTTCCAACGAATATTCACTGGTTGTTGGTGAGACCACTGGTACTTTTGTTCTGAACTTCAAGGTTGAAAACATTAAAATTCTTCCTGGTTCTTATGAGGTTGTGATTTCTAAGAAACTCCTTTCTCGATTCCAGTCGGAAGATAAGAATCTTACATATTACATTGCTTTGGAACCCGACTCCACCTATGATGAGTGAGGTAACTCACCTTTATTATGAACATCTTTGTGACTTCTCCCTGGCCTGCGGAAAGTGCTGTCTGTCTCCCCGATAAACACATCGTCAAGATGCCGCTGGAATGTTGTCAAATGCTTTCCATTGTGGCATCTGAAAAATGGGGTCATAACTACGGCACTCTCCCTAAAGCTGATGGTACTCCATACAGAACTGAAAAGGGTGCGTTTCGTAATCATCCCTGTACCAAATGGGCAATGGAAAGTATCCATAATGCCTATTGGTTGATTAAATGGGGGATGAACCTTGCGGATGAATATGCCCTGCGTTATAATAAAATCCACTCTTGTTACAAGACTCTTGTAGATGCTTATTATCTCTTTCCTAAGGGAAAGATTACAGAAGTAACTCCATTTGCTCGTGCAATGCCAGAAGAGTGGAAATTTGATGATAGTATTGATACCTTTACTGCCTATAAAAGGTACATTGCTTCCAAACCTTGGGTGAAGGATAATTACCTTCGTATGCCCGAACGTAAACCTGATTGGATCTAAATTATGAGTCGTGATGAATTTCTGTGGGTTGAGAAATATCGCCCACGTAAAATTGAAGATTGCATTCTTCCAGATGCAAATAAGAAGACCTTTTTGGAGTTTCTAAATAACAAAGAAATTCCAAACCTGATGCTTGCTGGTCCTGCAGGTTGTGGAAAAACTACAGTTGCGAAAGCTCTATGTGAAGAATTGGGAGTAGATTATTATGTCATCAATGGATCTGATGAAGGACGATTTCTGGACACGGTACGGAACCAAGCAAAGAACTTTGCTTCGACCGTCTCACTTTCTGCGGGTGATGCAAAACACAAAGTCATCATCATTGATGAGGCTGACAACACAACCCACGATGTACAACTCCTTCTACGGGCTAATATTGAGACGTTTTATAACAACTGCCGATTCATCTTCACTTGTAACTACAAAAACAAAATCATCGAACCCCTCCACTCCCGTTGTGCAGTTGTTGAGTTCAGTATCAAAGGAAAAGAAAAAGCCCAGTTGGCAGGATCCTTCTTCAAGCGTATACAGAACATCCTGGATGCGGAAGGCGTCGAATATGATCAAAAAGTCCTTGCAGAACTTATCAACAAACACTTCCCTGACTGGAGACGAGTCCTAAATGAATGTCAAAGGTATTCTGCAGGAGGAAAGATTGACTCTGCAATTCTTGCTGAATTTTCTGATGTAAATGTTAATGAACTTATTAGGAATCTCAAAACTAAAAACTTTACTGAGGTCCGCAAGTGGGTGGTCGGGAACCTGGATAACGACGCTTCTAGTCTACTTCGCAGGGTTTATGACGCCTCTTATGATTGCCTTTCACCCCAATCTATTCCTGCTGCCGTTCTTATTATTGCTAAGTACCAATACCAATGTGCATTCGTGGCTGATCAAGAAGTAAACATTCTTGCAGCATTAACTGAACTTATGGTGGAGTGTGAATTTAAATGATTCCTTATACTCATTGGATCCGTTTTACGGACTATCATAAACTTGCAGATATTATTGGAATGCGAGGTGCTGTTTATGGTTTTGTCTGGAATGAAACTATGCCAAAACCATCTGAATGTCCTTCTGATTTTGAGGGATGTGTTTATATTGGGGAATCTGGTGGATTTTATTACGATAAACAAAACGGACATAAGGGGAAGTTGAGAACCCATCTACACAAAAGGATGACCACTCATCACAAACCTTTGACAACTGGTATTTGTAACGAAAAGAAATATGAACTTTTTGTTGAACGATATGGATATGGTGATGATGTTTTGAATGGAACTCTCACTGGCATTCCTTTATGGGTTGGATTTATTTGTCCACCAAAAGAAGATCCAGATCATTGTCTTAAATCCTGGATGATTAGTAGGGAACATTATGAGATTTATCAATATCAAAGAAAATTTGGCAAATCTCCACTCATGAACATGGAAGTAGATGGAAAGGGTAAAAATCTCGATTCATATTCTTCAGAAATTATGCAAAATTATGGTGTACTTGAGGAACATTTCGTATGATTAATGTAAAACTATTTCGTATTTCTACAGGTGAGGAAGTCGTTGCAGAACTAGTTTCTGAAACTGATGATTCTGTCACCATGAAAAATGGTCTTGTAGTTCTTCCAACACCTCAAGGTGGAGTTGGATTTGCTCCGTGGACTCCTGTAATTGATAAAGATAACCCAGAAGTTCAAGTCTCGAAAAACTTTGTGGTTTATATTGCAGATGTTGATAGTCAAGTAAAAAACAAGTATAATGAGATATTCGGGAGTAAACTCGTAACTCCTGGTGAAAAGAAACTGATTCTCTGATATGCAACTAGAACTTGATGATGCAGTTTACGCAGCAAATGTATTCATTGATTATTTCTCCAACATGGGGAGAATCGATGAGTATTTGCGTAATATTAAACTTGAACGAATGAATCAAATGCCTTCATCCATTCTTGGGATTGGTCCTGAGGATGATATGTTTGATGCATTTGATATGCACCCACAGGATATGAACTTTAAAGTTTATCCTGCAGGTGAAAAGGGTGGATTTACAAATGAATATTTTAATGAGAGATTGCAGATTACTACTTCTCATGCGATTGAGGATAGTATTCCCGGTAAGTCTCTGAAGTGGATCGTACAAGAGACTAATACACAAAAGATTGTGGGATTCTGTAGGTTTGGTTCTCCCACAATTAATTCTAAACCACGCAATGATTGGCTTGGACAAACTCCTGAGTTGTCTAGGTTCAATCGTCATGCAATTATGGGATTCATTATTGTTCCTACCCAACCTTTTGGATTTAATTATCTTGGAGGTAAACTTCTTGCACTTCTGTGTTGTTCTCATACTGCTCGTGAAACATTAAATAAGAAGTATGGTGCAGATATTTGTTCCTTTGAGACTACTTCTCTTTATGGTTCTACCAAAGCCTCATCTCAGTATGATGGTTTAAAACCTTACATGAGGTATAAAGGACTGACTCAAAGTGATTTTACACCTCTGCTCCATGATGAAATCTTTCAGGAGTTAAACAAATGGTTTATTCAGAGGAACAACAACCAATCACTGGTGAAGGAGGATGCATCCAGCCGGAAACTCAAGACTCAACAGAGGATGATCTCAATCATCAAGAAAAGCTTACCTTCTCAAAAGGTTGTGGAGTTCCAGACTGCGATTGCAAATGCAAAAAATCTGACTGAACAGAAAAGGTTTTATATTTCTGACTATGGTTTTGAGAATGCTCGTGAAGTAATTCTCGGACAAGAAGAAGTACTTCGTCCTGGTCAAAACTACGATAAGTTCCATTTTGACAACCTTGTGAATTGGTGGAAGAAAAAAGCTTCTAATCGTTATGAAACTCTGAAGTCTGAAGGTCGTCTTCGTACTGAACTTGAAACTTGGAATAAGAACCCTGAATCTATTGATATTATCCGATGAGTTACGAACTAAAAGATTACTTGAACTCCATCAACTTCAGTAAAGAGTATTTGATGGATGATGGAGATCCCCAGTGGGAAAAGAAGTATCCAGCATTTGTTGTCAATAAATGCATGTCAGGTCATATTGATACAATCATGTTTGCAAATGAGATGAACATGAATCATGGTCTGCCTTCAAAGTTGCAATATGATTTTTTACTAAATAGTGTCAGGAAACGGAAAAGATTTTCTCCGTGGCTTAAAAAAGAGAAGATTCAAGACC